TGATTAATTATATTGGTGAGGAAAATCGTAAAATACAAACTAAGAAACAGGGGTAATTATATGTTTGGTAAAAATAAAACTGAAGAAGTTGTAGAAGAAAAAAAGAAACCAGATGAAGATTGGATGACAAAGAAATGGCGGCCAATGATGGCAATGATGTACATGACTTGCTGTTTGTTTGATTTTGCCTTGTTTCCAATTATGTTTACTATTGTGCAGTTTTGGGAAGTACAAGCTGCGAATGACGCATTTAGACAATGGGTTCCGATTACACTACAAGGCGGCGGATTATTCCACGTAGCAATGGGTGGCGTATTAGGTGTTTCTGCTTATGGTAGAACACAGGAAAAAGTTGCAGGTGCAACAAATGTTTCAACCAATGTTCCTACTCCAGAGTTAAACAGTGCTCCTCCAGTACAATCTCCTAGCTCTTTCGGCGGGGGATTTAATTCCACACCAGCATCAAGAACATCAACCCCCTCATTTGGCGGAGGATTTGATTCTGCACCAGTAGCAAGTGCATCAACAAATTCATTTGGATCTACTCCGACCCCATCATCTGGGTATACCGGCGGATTTGATTCTACACCGGATGCAGGATTTGGCTCAGTTCAAACTAAACCAATAGTTAGAAGACCCGTATAATGGCGACTAAACAACCAGGCAATTCTTCAGGTGTTATGAATTCAATATTTGATTCTTTCATTGCGACATCTAAAAGCAAAGATATTGAAGCATTGAATAAATCAATAAATAATTTATCTAAGATTTTAGAACGACGAGTAGGTAAAGCTAAAAAATCTTCCGAGTCTACCGAGGATAAAGAAGATAAACAAAGAACACTGGTTGGCGATCTTAAAGACTTTGGAAAGGGGTTTATTACTCCGTTTACTGACGCAAAAAAATACGTATTAGGTGGCAAAAATGCAATGCCCGAAAATATGGAGTTGAAAACCGCAGACGGTGAGGATAAATCTGAAAATAAAGTATTAACATTATCACAATTTAAAAATGAATTGTTGAAGATGAAAAATACAGAATTGGAAAAGAATTTACTTGCGGAAGTAGTTGTAATACGAAAAATTGTTGCACAAAAAGCTGGTTACGGTGATAATAAAAGTACAGTACCCGCATTATCGGGGTCAGGCTTAGAACCTAATACTGAAGAAGATAAACAAAGAGATAGAGAATTGCTAGCACAAGCTATTGCAGATAAATTAAAAAATATTGGACTCGGCAATCAAGATTCTGGAAGTGGTTTGGGTGGTATAATTTCAAGTATACTTGAGGCACTTGGTCTAAGTAAATTATTAGGTAAAACACCTAAAGTACCACCGGTACCTGGCGGCGGCAAAGTACCACCGGTACCTGGCGGCGGCAAAGTACCAACGGGGGGAAAAGTCCCCGGAAAATTGGGATTGGGTGGAAGATTATTAGGTCCGGCTAGTCTTGCCGTCGGTGCATATGAAGCAAGCGAATTTCTGGGTGAAACCGGATATGGGGATAAAATGGCTGCCGGTGCAGGCAAGACTGCAGAAAAGGCATTTAGAGAAAATGTTGCCCCTACTATCGATCCCACTAAAATGGGTATGACTCCTGAAGAAGCAAGAAATGCTCTAGGTGGGAGTAACCGTGATATAGAAAAATTAGGTGGCAGAGAAGCATTATTAAAAATAGCTAACACTGATTTTGAAAGTTCTAGTTCTTCTAAAGATTTAAAAGAACAACTTAGAATAAAGGAACAAAGTCTTAATAATTTAGATCCATCGCTAGAATCAAATAAACAATATAGAGATAAGTTACAAACAGATATAGATACGTTAAACAAACGTATTCCAACTGCGGATATGCCAGACCAAATGGCAGCAGAAACCGCAAGATTAAATCGATATGCCAATATTGAAACCAAACAATCTTCAGCAACTGCTGATAAGGTAGGACCTAATCAAGAGCAATCATTAGATTCAAATCTTGCTAGTAGTTTTTCAAATGAGGCCCTTAAACAATTGCAAGCTGCTACAACCGGCGATCAAAAAATAGATATATTAAAACGATTAGAAAATGAAAATATGGATCTAAAAGAAGCAAAGGAATCTATATCGCAAATACTTGCACCTATGATAACGAATAGAACTGTAGATAACAGTACACAACAATTTGTAACATCTCCTCCAAGACCATATCCAAATTCAAATGGAGTTGATCGTTGGCAAGATAAGCGGTATTAATCTACATATGCTGTCACAAAAAAGCCCAGAATTAACTGGGCTTTTCCTTTTACTTCTTCGCTTTTTCAGCAGCTAACTCTTCAGGTCGTTTAACAGTTGGCTTTGGAAGTTTCTCTTCTTTGGCCGCCCCTTCCTTTTTCTCTATTTTAATAACACCCGGTGTTGCTGTGGGTGTCGGTGCTGCAGGCTTTGCCTTTACAGCCTTTGCCGGCTCTTTTTTCTTTTCTACGGGTTCTGTTGCAAAACCAGAATGAGCCATAGCCATTGCGGCTAGAAATACAATAAGGGATTTCATGTTATCTTCTCCAAAAAGAATAGTCGCAAGCTTAATCATCGCTCGCTAGTTTTGAGAAATATGACAATGATTCATCATCGTCATCAAAGTCAACTTCCTTTGTAGGAGCTGCCTTTGGCGCGGCTGCTGGGCGTGCTGCAGTTGCTGCAGGTTGCACATAATTTGCATCTTCACCCAATGTAACTTCTTCTGCTTTCTTAATTGCAGATGTGCCTCCAGAAAGAACCATGTCTAGTTTTTTCTTAAGTTCGTCATATGACTTGAAGTTTTTAGGGTCAAGAAACGCTGTAAGAGAATGTTGCTTGTTCCAAATGTTCTCGATAATAGAATCATCCTCGGAAATTGAACTTGGTGTATCAAACTCTGATTTATCGTAATTGCGATATCCTTCCACATTACGAATTTTTAATTTAAAGTTTGCACCTTCCCAAAAGTCGAACGGATTAAGTGGCTTTTCGTCCTCGAACTGTGGCTCAGCAACATCCTTAATTTTGTCGAAAATCTTTTTACCAAACTTAAACAAAAATACTTTGCCTTCATTTTCAGGGTGCTTAGAATCCTGAACGATAAGAATATTTGTGTAATAAGTTAGTTTACGCTTTTGTTTTCGAGCAACTTCTTTATTGGCCTCTGAGCCTGAATTCCATAACTCAGTATTAAACTCAGATACAGGATCAGTCTTGCCAATAGTTGTTAGTGAATTTTCAATGTACCATTTCCCTGTTGGGCCTTGGAAACCGTGATTCCAAACTCTAACCCATGGAAGTTCTTCGCCCTTAGGAGGAGCTAAGAAACGAATAACAGCGTAGCCGTTGCCTGCTTTGTCAACCTCGGGTTGCCAGAAGCGGTCGTCATTTCTATTGTTAGATTCGGATTGTGGATTTGCGATCTTTTCAACTTCTTTCATTAAAGAATCGAAGCCGCCGCGGGATTTGCGGAGATCTGCTAGTGAAGTGTAAGCCATAGTATGTCCTTTCGTATTAACGGTGTATGGTTTTTCGTTTTAGTATTAACGTTTTTTAAATTTTTGATTAGCGTATGCATAATCTAGGTACTCATCAAACGCATCGTCGTCTTTATTGAACGATGCTACATTATATATAATCTTTCGATGTTTGTCAATCTTCTGTGTGCCCTTTTCAACTCGGCGCATTTTCTTTTCACGATCATTATAATCGTTCTTCTTAAACTTTTCCATTTTAAAAAATCAAGGCTCCTACCTTAAAGTTAAACATCTTCTTTTCCTTTAGCTTTAACCTTGAGGAAAGGCCAAGCCGCCATTCTTTTATTTAATTCCATTTGGCTATGTGCCAATTTAATTAAGTATCTCTGAGTCTCTTTCAAAGATTCCTGCGTCGTAAAAAGCGATTCTTGTAACATTAAAATATCTTGTTCTAAACGCTTAATCTTCTGCGTTTTTAGTTCCAACTCGTCTTCTAAAGATTGCATCGTATTTTTCCATGTCGATTAAAAGAAAAGGTTTGTACTTTTTAATAAGTCTAGAAACATCAGGCCACACTACGGTGTCGCTAATCTCTCGATCAAACCTCTCGGTAAATTTATTTAGTCTTTCCAATATCACTAAAGTTTCTATACTAATTGTGTTTCGTAAGAATGCTTTAATTATATATGGATGCTGACCTTTTGACACCGCAAAAATATCCTCAATTTTTAGATTGGATTCTTCCAAATCATTAATAATATTATCCAATTCCTGTTCGAAATTATAGGATAAACTCTCGACTCGCCTTTTCCATTCTTTATATCGTTGACCTGCTTCTAAATCAAACATTCCTCCCCAGCGATCACCTGACACAAAATTTGCTACTAAAAAGTTTGCAACTTCTTCGTCTGAATAGCTTTTGGCAATTTTTCTAATTGAGAACAAATCTTTACGCTTAGCATATGCTTGACGACTTGCCCTCACTCTGCCCTTTTGTTGAATTACATCATAATTGTCTGTTGTGAAATGTAATCGCAAAGCTAAGTACATTTTATAAACTGAATATTCATCCATTATCATAGGGGTAATTTACCACGCGGCCTCATATAGTTTTGCTCTTCTGCCTCATTTTGAATCTTATCTTTTAGTGATTGATTAATTAGATTGGCAACAGCCGCAACATCAATATCAATTTCATTGCAGTATTGTATTACTGCATCCATATATCCTATACTTTCAGATAAGACCTTTTCTTCAATATACAAAGAGAATTCATTTTGTGATCTAAATCTTTTGGTAATAATTAAACTGTCGGTCAATACTTCATTCAAATTAAGTTCTGTCATTCGATCTCTGGAAATAAAATTTCATCCATAAAGGTTCTAAACACCGTTTGATCTATGCCAAGGGTAGTCATCATTGCTGGGGTGTGGGGATTCATCTTTTGAAATTTACAATAGTTGTTGTATCTCTCTTTATATGACTCTCCGGTTTTTTCTACTTGTCCTACATTATAAAGGTAAACGTGCAAGCTTTCAATAGCTAGATCGGACAATTTGTCCAATTCTTCTTCTTCGGATATATTGCCCGCCGCAATCATTCCGGGACTAAAAATTTGAGTTGCCCACTCAGGCAATATTCTTGGTTTATTCCATTCTAATTTAGATGAACGATCAATAAACCAATTATACAAATCACAATTTCC